ATATAATTTAACTTTTAATTTGGAGACTAATAACATGAAACTAAATTTAGATTATTTAAAAAATATAAAACATCATAAGCTTTACAAAGCAAACGGGAGACCTTTTGCGAATTGTATTATTTATGAGTACCCGTCTGATGTACACGGCGAACAGGTTGAGACTTTGCACTCTTATAATTCTCTTATCTGTGCGAAAATTGTTGATGAAAATGGAAAGGATAAAATTATCCTAAACACTTCATTAAAAAATAATCAGCTTTTATATTGTTATTCAAGAACTACATCTATGCACAGAAATACATTTCTGAACGTAGATTCTAAACAGTTTAAGGAAAACATGAAAAAAGGCGTTTATGAAATGCGTGAACTTTGACAGGAGAAAAAAAATGACAAAACAAACTTATGCAATTATAAGAAGATATAAGGAGAGTGAACAGTCATCAACCTATAGAATTGTTGACAGTAAACTCTATGATGATATTACTCTTGCAAACAGTCTCTGTTCTGATTTTGTTAACAGAGAAGACTGTAAGAGAGTATCGTTTAGTGTTGTTGCGATGCCTTTCAATCACATTTAAGGCATAGCACATTTAAATATTTAACTTGAGCCGTAGAAATACGGCTCTTATTTTTGGAGTAATGAAAATGATTAGAACTAGAAAATTAAGAAGATTAGAACATTTAAAAAAATGGCTGATGAATTATTTTAAGGAATATTCGGTCATATTTTATATTGACGGAGAACTACAAGCTGATGATTTTACAGTTAATCATGCTGAATGTTCTGCTGATGGCTGGATTGACGATTGGAAAGACGCATACAATGAGCTAGAATCTGAAATCTATGACAGATATGTTGGAAAACATCAATGCTTTTGGGCTGATGTTCATGTTCGTAATTCTGACGGCTTTCCCCATCAAATAAAATTTGACACCGATTATATGCACTATGACTTCAAGCATGGCTCAATTCATGATGTACATGATGATGAGGTAAACAAGCAAGAAATTCATAATAAAATATTTGACGAGGTTGTTGAAAATTATACATCAAAAATTTTTTAAATTTTAATCTGTGCCGTAGAAATACGGCACTTTAATTTTGAGGTAAACAAAATGATATTAGAAATATATTTTTTTACGTTTTTATTCTGTCTAGGTTCGCTACTTTATGCGTTTCTAGTTTTATTTACAAACGTAAATGAGAACGAAAGACACTTACTGAAATTAATTTTATTAATTCCGTTAGTGTGCTTGATTCTTGTACTTTAGAAAAATTGAGCCGTAGAAATACGGCTCTTTTTTTTTGTCCAAATTTTATAATGTTAACATTAATAATTTTAAATACAAAAATATTGACGTTATTCTGATTTGTTGACAAAATAAATATAGATAAACAAAAAAACGCATAAGGCGTTCTATATCATCTTAAAAATTTTGTTTGTCGGAGAGAGTAAGTTTTTAAGTTTTCCCTTGCTCTCTTTTTTTATTTGTTCTTTATAATTGTTAACATTAAAAATTTTAAATGAAATATTTTATTAAAAAACTTTTATTTTTTTTAAAGGCGTGATACTATAATGATATAAAAGTTTTGGGGGGAATTTCATTTGGTGTGAGATTATGAACAAAACACAAAAGAGGTAAACAATATGAAACAAACAAAAAATGATTTGCTTACAGAAATGAATTTCTATAAGACACAACATTCGGAACTCAAAGACAAAATAAGTTATATGAGAAAAGCTTTGAACGATATATATAATGTTGTAGTAGACAACGGAGACGGAACGTCTGAAGAGGTTAGAGAGATAGCTGAAGACGTAATGAACAATCATTGGTAGGAGAAAATAACATGAAAGAATACAGAATAACATTTAAAAACGAAATATATTCGTATGTAGATATAGAAGCTGAGAACCAAGAAGAAGCTTGGGAAATAGGCGAAACGATAGCTGATAACACATACAAGGGCGAAATAAAAGTCGCTCACAACCAAACAGTAAACAGCGATTTAGAGGAACAAGACTCTGAGGGCTGGGAAGTTAGCGAAACTGAGGAGTGTTAGCGAAAAAGAAAGGGTGTTTTTACACCCTTTCAATTTTACCTCATGTAAAATGTTAACATTTATTTTTTGAAATAGCTTTGTTTAACCTCTCTTCTAAATCATCTAAATGTCTGAATCCATTCGTTGCTACTAACTCACATTTCCCCGTATCTTCATTCATGACTACGGCACAATTTGGTATAAATACTTGATTCGTACCTTTCAACAAACAGTTTATCTTGTGTGAAGTTATTCCTTGTATCTTGTCTCTTGGTATAGTTATTCTATCCCTATCACTTTTAAATCCTTTAGTGAACATGTTTTTTGTAAAATATTTAATTATCATTTTGTATCTCCTCATGTCTTTATATGTATTTCATGAACAATATCTTCAATCATATAAGTTATGTCTTTTCTAATAAATGAGTCATAAACTGCATACTGTTTATCTTCTTCAGTTTTCATTCCCTCTGTATTGCCCCATTTACACCATGAAATATAATCTTCTATCATAGGTGTTAAAGTTTTTTTAAGTTTTCTTAGATTTTTTTTGTGTTTATAAATATATTCATCTTCTCTGCTCATTTTATATCTCCTCTAATGCTTTGTTGCTTTTCTCTTTTGTTCTTCTTCATATTTCTTGGCTATTTTGTGATAGTTTCTGCAAAATTCTTTACATTTTTGCTCGTTTGGAAAGAACATATATCTATCATTTGACATTTCTTTTGCTGTTTCAGAATGATTCAAAAATTCAAAGAAATCATCATACTCAACAGTTGCGACTACCCAACCTCGTTTTTTGTTAGATTCTTCAAAATCTACTATACATATTTTGTCTTTTTTGTCATTTTTCATAATTAACACTCCAATATATATTCAACGAATCTGCCGTCTTTACCTTTTTTTTCTACGCTTTCAATGTTGAAACCATCTCTATGCCTTAGAGTAAAGATAATAGCCGAAAGTCTAGTCGCTCTGTATTTGGTAAATGCAACCCATGTAGTTATGCTTCCATACTTCATAAGATGTTGTAATACCTTTTCTGTTTTGTTCAATTTTTTCTTTTTCATAATTAATACTCCTAATGTTATTAATTACTTACAGTATACGCTTGTGTGTAATAATTTCAACTATTTTTGTTCTTAAATAAACAATGTTAACATTTAAAATTTTAAATCAATGTTTTACTTCGCTTATATATGTTTGCATTTCAGACATAAAATCTAACAACACAGACAACATGAAATGATAAAAAACAGGGTTTACGTCTTCTTTAACAGCGTAAGTTTCAGAAAAATTTTGATGAACATATTTCATCATTTCCGTCATTAAAGCTGTCATTACATAAATGCCGTTTGGGTTATACTTGTGCCAATCCCTATCTTTAAGAAATTCTTTAACATCTTCCTTAATCTGTTTTTCAATTTCTGTTGGTATGCAAAATGGTTTAGCTTTTTGATTCATTTTCTTTCACATACGCTTTTAGAAGCTTTACTTCTTCTTTAAGATTTTTATACTCTTCATGTCTTTTTTTGTTGTATTCTCTTTGGTATGCTAATCTAATTTCTTTATTTTTTTCATACCTTTGCTTACCAGCTTCAAGTCTTTTTTTTCTTTGTTCTTCGGTTTCGTTCAATCTTCTTTGTTTCTGTCTGTTTAGTAGACTTTGTTTTTCTTCTTGCGTTAAGTTTGCATATCTTTCCCTTTGTTTATCTTTCAACTCAGGGTGGTCTTTATAATATTGTTTGTGATAGCTCATGTTTTACTCCCAAAATGGTTTAATGTTGTCTGAATCGTTGCTGTTGTTTTGGTCTTGGTCTTTTTTCAACTCTCTTTTGTAAGTCAAAAATCTCTTACCATTTTTTTCGTTAAACCATAAACTTACGCTGTAATTTTTATCACCTTTTTCCACGTTTCCGTTTTGAAAAACAGGGTGATTTTTGCCTGTCTCGTTATGTATTTTTTGTAGTTTGTCGTAGATTGCTTCTATCTCGTCTTTTAATAAATCGTTTGGAAACAAACTTTCAAACTCGGGTTTTGAACTCATAATATTCTCCTGTCATTTTGTTAACATTTAAAATTTTAAGACGTACTACTTTCGTAAATAAGAGATACTGAAGACTTATTAGCTTCTTTCATTAAAGGATTAATGTTCGTCAGTATGTCTGATTTTGAACTTAGTTTACTTAAAATTTGTTGCTCTATCATTTTTTTGTCTTTTTCTTCTAAATCTAAAAGCGTTGGCAAGTTTTTTATGGTATCTTTCATATCTTTTAAAGCGTTGCCGTACTCTTTTAAAAGTTTTAACATTTCTAACATTATATCATTATTTGGTTTAATTCTATAAATTTTTGTATTTTTCTCTGCCCAATTAACTAAGAATGTTTGTTGTATACATTTTGCTATGCTGTTTAGCTCATAATTTTTATTAACTACCATCATTTGACCGAAAACTTGGGGAAGCCATCTCATGTCAAAAGAATCTTTTGCTTTTCTTTTTATTTTGGTACATTTTATTTCGACTAGTGAATTTCCGTCCATACAGAAACCATCAGGTGTACTCGATAAACTTATCGTGTCATCAAGAGGGACAACCAAGTTTAATTGTTCGGATAAAATAAATTGTGGTATTTCTCCTATCCATTGAGAAAATTCAGCAATGCCATGAACTTCGTGTTTTGTTCCATATCTCATTAAACCTTGACTGAACGGACTCATTTCTTCTTCTAAATCAAATAAATCATGGAATAATTTTATATGTCTTTCTGTATACATTCCGAAACAATAATTTGCAAAAGAACTAGAACGTAAATTTATTTTATTTTTTTCTGTCATTTATTTATGCTACCTCTTGTTCTCTTTCTTGTTCGATTACAGACTCTGCTAAAAAGTCCCAATCTTCTTCTATTCTGTCGCATATCTTGTTTGCAAGATGAGAATTACAACCTGCCGACATTAATTCTTTAACAGAATAATTTCTATTGTAATCTTCTGCTTCGCTTTTTATTTGTTCGATAACGTCAAGAACTTCAAAAAAATAATGATTGAATACCCTGCTCATTTTTTGTCTCCGAATTTATTTATTTTATTTTGAATTTTGTATAATTCATTATCTATTTCGGCAATCATTTTTGAAAGCTCACTTCTAACTTTCCATAAACTAACCCATTCTCCATGTGGTTTGTATATACCAACCCCTATTTCTCTTATAACTTTTTGAAAGTTATCCTGAGTTTCCTTTTCCGTAGAGTCGTGGATTTTGTCTAAACGCTCTTTAGGTGTTAAGTTTGTTATTTTGTCTTTAGTCATTTTTGGTATCTCCTTTTGTTAACATTTCTTTTTTTAAATCTATTACAGTTTCTTTCTTTAAGTTTTTAACTTCTGCAAAAGCTTTGGTCAAGCTTTCTTCGTCAGAGCCTTCCCAAACTCTTATTTCCTCTGCAAACGCCCTGTTTCCGTCTTTATCTTGAACAACGTCAGCGTCAGAATATATCTTCCCATAAAGACCCAATAATTTTATTGCTACCCTGTCTTTTGCTCTTTTAATTGCCATTGCCGTAGTGTAAGCACATGTATTGCATTGAGGGGAAGCTTCTCCGATATCATAAACTTCAACTGTTCCGTCTTTATCTTTTTTTGTTCCTGTTATTCCTATCGCACATATTCTGTTTTTTAAATCAATATCTAAAACTTCGGGTTTCCCAAATGTTATTGACTCATAAAGAGCAACTTTCAGTAATGCGTAGTGCTTAATTATTGGCGTCCCATGACAATCCCAAAAATCTTTTTTATCTAAAAATTCATATTTATCAACAAGATGTTTAGCTATTTCGTCTTTCATGATTCTCCTCTCTTTTGTAGTGTTCAGACATTATTTTATCTTCAATTATTATTTGTTTTTTTAACCAGCTTTGAAAATCTTTTAAGTTTTTAAACTCTTTTGATTTATCAAGTATGCTAATTAATTCGTGTACACCATACAATTTATTTTCTTTTTTTTGCCCAAACATTATTTGTATTTTATCTCCATGAACATCTATCAATTCTGTTTTTGTATCTCCGTGTTCTTGGTATGTTATTTTTTTAATATCGTTTTTTTCTTGTTCTCTTAATTTATTGATTTCCTCGTCTGAGTAATCAAGTTTATTTTCGTATGTATATTCAACCATTTTTTTTCCTCTTAATTTGTTGAAGATAGATAGGTTGCTCGATTTGATTACACTTAGTACCTATCTATCTCTCCAACAGTTTATTTAAAGATAACACTATGTTTTGCGTTTTGCAAGTTTTTTTTAGATAATAAATGATTGACTTTTAATAAGTTAATATTTATATTAATAAACATATATAATTAATATTAATTATAATAAATAATAACTATAATGAATATTCATTGAGGAGTAAGCGTGAATAAAGAGGAATTTAATGGTTTTATCAAGCTGATAGACCAAGCATACCCAAAACAAAAATCCTTAAATGACGTACAAAAAGGTTTTTTTTGGTTGGCGTTTAAAGATGAAAAGCTAGAAAATTGTTTAAAGTCTTTATCATCACACACAAAAAACAGCGAATGGAAACCCCAAGTTTGCGATATTGCAAAATATCTATCAAACGAAGTAGAGTTTAGTAAAATGTTTGCTGATTTTGTAAACAGACAAAATTTAGAAGTTTTGAAAAAGAATAAACCTTTCATGAATGTTGTCCGGATTATTGGAGAGAAAAGGATAAGGCGTATGCTTGAAAGTGAGTACGATAGCATGGAAAAGCGTTTTGTGGAATTGTATGTACTTGAACTTAATAACAAAAGGTATGACACATTACCACACAACATCAAACAAAGTTTAGTGGGGATATGTAAGAAATGAGTGCAATCAGGTTGGGGGACGAAAATTTGGAAAAGGCTGTCATGCACATTGAGAAATTAGGAAGTAGACTAGCTGAAAAAGAAAGTCAATATGAAAAACACACATTAGAAATGAAATTGCATAGAGACGAAGCTTATATAAGTTTATCTGATAAAAAAATGACACAAAAAGAAAAAGAAGCTTGGGCAAATACACAGCTTGAAGTTATCTCGCATATCTCTATACTTGTAGAATTAAAAAAAGAAATTATCGACTTAAAATATAAATTAAAATCTGCTGAATTGTTCTGTGATTTATTCAGAACTCAATCAGCAAATCTAAGAAGAGAAAAGAAATTTTATCAAGAATTAGAATAGCAACTTTTTTTTGTCGATTATTATAATGTTAACATTTAAGATTTTAAAACTATGGCAAAAAAACCCAATAAAGAAACCCAAAAAAAATATCAAGAAATGGTCGAATTTGGCTGTGTTGTTTGTAAAAAATTATACGGGGTTTACACACCACCTTGTATACATCACTTCACGGGGGCTGGAATGGGGCTAAAATCAGTAGATAAATTTATACCCCTGTGTCATACGCATCATCAAGGAAAAGAGGGAATACATCATCTAGGGACGCACACATGGGAAGATAAGTATGGTACACAACAGAGTTTGTTAGATTGGTATAACAATGAAACTTGAAACTTTAAAAAAATTAACTCCGTCATCTCCTGATTTAACAGGTAAAAAAAGCAAGGTAAACAACGCTTTAAGCACAGAAGACGTGCTTATGAAGTTATCTTTTTGTAAATTGACAAGTCAAGAATTAGATTTTGTTGTTGGAAAATATTTGGATAACAACGAATGTCTTTCAAATTTTTATCAATTATTAGTAATAAATATATATAAAGACAAGGAATTTGATGAGGGGGATAAAGACTTGGTATGCAATTTAGTTAAGTGTTGCATAATAGAATGTACTGTTACTAAATGTGTATTTTGTTCAGGTAGGGGTTTTTATAAAAACAAAGACGGCATAGAAAAATGTACTCATTGTAATGATGGAGATTTTATATATGATGACAATGTTCGTGCTAATTTGTTGAATTTAAACAAAAAAAAATATAAAACAATAAAATCTAAATACGAAAAAATTTTAGAAATGATACAAAATATTGAACTAGAAGCTTTAGAAAAAATAGGAGATGTCTATTAGTGTTTTGTAATAGATTCTTCTTGTATTGTTTCCTCTGCCTTTTCTTTTATAGCTTCATGTAAATCAGGATTTGACGCTAATAAAGTTTTTAACTCCATTATTAACTCTTCATCAGATTTACTTTTCATATCGTCAATATTTAAATTAATATTTTGACTATGAAAATTACCTAATTCTAATAAAAGTTTTGCTGTATTTAATTTAACGCTATCTTGTTCTGACTCTAAAAGATTATTGAGGACGGATATAGCACGGCTACTTGTATTAGCAATCATTTCTTCGTTCTTTTTTCTTATATCAGATGCTAATTTTTTTCTTAAATAAGCACCCATTTGTGCTGGTTTTTTGTCTTTGTTATAACCAGCTTTTATGCAAGATTGAGTAGCGTTTCCTTGAGTATCTCCCTCACAGAAATAATTTATAAATTTTGTTTCTTTTTCAATATCAGGTTTCTTTGGCATATTATATATCCTATATAGTTAATTTAGTAAAAAGGGGGTTGTAAGACTTGGTATAAGTTTTACTTTTTATTTTTTAGTTTGTTCTTTGCTTTATCTATTATTAAAGAACCATCAATCCATTTGCCGACTAACTCAGCAATATCTTTATCAGGGGTATGATTTATAATTAAATCTTGTCTGTGTTTTATCCAAGTTTTATCTAAAATTAAACTTCCATCAATATCAGTACCCTCATCATCTCCCGAAATATGAGAAACAATGGTAATTGTTTTTTCATTTTCTCCAACAAGAAAACCCACAGACACACAATCAGCTAATTCTGACGTTAATTCAGATATATCAGTCCACCCATCGGTAGGAGTTATTGCATCTTCCCAATGTATTAATACAAGTTTTGCTCTCATTTGTACTTAAAAATATATTTACTCCATAAATAACTTCTTGCAATACTTACAACCATAAATATTAAAGATATATGAAACATCTCCCATATTTCTATATAAATATCATATAAAGGAAATATTAATATTTGAACAATAATTGAAATTATAAGTCCACTACCTATATCTAATGTTCTATGTATTAGATGTTTTGTATTGGTCATTTTTTATTTCTTATAAATTTAAGATAATCAGCTCCCTCTTCTACTTCCCAAAATATCTTAGTAAAATCAGGGTGTGTATCAGGTAATCTAGTGTTAAATACTGCTACTGCACATGGCGACATCATTTTGTTAGGCATATTCAACATTTTTGCAAAATTGTCATATTTTTTATAACTTCCAACCTGAACACAATTCATAATTATGTTCGAATTAGCGTCTTTTACAGGCATATAACCTGATATATGTCTATGTCCAGCAAGTAATAAATGGTCTCTTGCATTGAAGATTGCATGTCTTACGATACCATGTGCTGTATTGTAAATTGAGTTCCCTCTAAAATTGTGTGAACAATTAACTCTAATTTTGTGTTTAGGTAAATTTAATCTAACTCTAATATTGTGAGCTTTATATGTTGTTTTAAGTGGTCTGCAAATCCATTTCAATGGGTCTCC